ACATTAGGCGGCGTTGACCTTAGTATCGGTGAAGGTATAGATGTAAGCGCAGTCACTAATTTTTCTGATTGGGATTTGGGCGGACTTGACTTTGGCGGTTTTGATGTCAGCGATATAACGGAAATAGGATTCTAAAATAAATGGCTAATCAAGGGCGATCTTTTGGTAGTTTTAAACAAAGTAACTGGGCTAAACCAGAATTGGGCGATATTGATGGCCAACCAGGTATCTATGTTGGCGAAATAAAACAAATTGTCACAGGATCAAGAAATGGTGCTGTCAGGGTTTACATTCCCGTGTTTGGCGGCGATCCTGATGATGAAAATGGTTGGTTACAAGTAAGTTATGCAAGTCCTTTTCTAGGTTCAACTCCTGGATACAACGATATAAATCAAACAAATAGCTATGAAATAGCAAAACAAAGTTATGGGTTTTTTATGACCCCGCCAGACCCCGGCAACCAAGTGCTCTGTTGTTTTCCGCCTGGCAGGGGCAGTATAGGTGTTTGGTTTGCTTGCATAAGTAACAATCTTAGCAAGTATTCAATACCTGCTGCTGCTCCCAGTACAAGCTGGGAAAATATTGATCCCAGTAGTTTAGCCACAGGCTTTGGTGCTAGTCTACAGAGTGGTTTGGTTCCTGGTGTACCATATCCTGTGGGAGATTTTAACGACTTAGATCCAAAAACTGCCAAAGCAGATTGGATTAAAAATTTACGGCCAATAAATCCTACTTCTGCGCTGCAATTAATTTTAGCCGGGCTAGATAAAGACATTACAAGAGGAGCAATCACAAGTAGTATACAAAGAGATCCAGTTAGCACAGTGTTTGGTATTAATACTCCTGGCAGACCATTTCCTTCACAAGATACAAAAAATGTTCCTAATTTAAAACAGCAAATTGAAACAGGACAGTTTAATCCAAGAAATTTTCAAGTAACTGGTAGAGTTCCTGGACATAGTTTTTTATTAGACGATGGCGATTTGTATGGTAAGAATAATTTGATAAGACTTAAAACTGCTGCTGGTCATCAATTATTAATGAATGACAGTGAAGGTTTTATATACATTAGTAACAGCACTGGTACTGCATGGGTAGAACTTACAAAACAAGGTGATGTTTTAATCTATAACAGTAGAGATCTTAGCATAAGAACTCAAGGTAATATTCAAATGCACAGCGATCGTGACATTATGATTAATGCCAGTAGATTTTTAAAACTTAACGGCGGAGCAGTTCAAATTGAAGGTAGTCAATTGTGCTCTGTGGTAAGTTTACAAAATCTTAGTTTGTTTGGCGGACAAACAGCTATTAAAGGAAGAAGCAGAACTAGCATTAGTAGTGGGGGCGCAATGAGTATTTCATCTGCTGGCGGCATGCGTATCAGTGGAAGTACAATTGGCTTAAACAGTGGTGGCGGCGGAGAACCACCTAGTCCGCAGTTGATACCTAAATATCTTAATGCAGATTCATTTTTTGCTGAAAATCAATGGGTAGTAAGAACTAATAGTCTGCAAAGTATCTGTTACAGGGTACCAACGCACGAGCCTTATATTAGAGCAAATATATCACAGCTTATTGAAGTTCAACAAGAAGGTTTGGAAAATGTTTTGCCAGATTCTAATATAACTACAGTTACAGGAGAAACAGTGGCCAGTGCACCGCTGACTAGCAGTCAAACATTAGAATTTGCCAGTGCAGAAGATGTTGAAAATCCTGCACCAACAAGTGCATTTATTTCACAACCCGATCCCGGTATTGATATTGGTGCATTAAGTTCCAACGACTATAGAGCATATTTGGCACAGACTGCGTTTGCCAGCAGTGGCGATGATTATGTTAGTGTTAATGAATTTGGTTTTGCTGGTAGATATCAATTTAGTTCTGAAGCATTACAGTCTTTAGGTCTAATAAAACCCGGTACGCCACAAACTCTAGAAGCTTTAAACAATCCCAATAATTGGATAGGAGGCTCAGGCAAGCCTACTAGTTTAGAAGATTTCTTAGCCAGCCCAGAACTGCAAGAATCGGCAATGAATACTTTCACAACAAATAACTACAGTGCTTTACAAGCCGCAGGCGTAATCAATTCAGCAACACCAAAAGATCAAATTGCAGGTTTATTAAGTATCAGTCATTATGCTAGTCCAGCAATAGCTACAAGTTGGTATGTAGGTCAAATTCCAAATCCAGAAGTATACAATCAATTTTATCAACAAGGTGCATACAGTCAAAGTCAAGTTCCTGTAGTAGTAAGCAGCAGTCAAAGTAAAGTTTTAATAGGAGCTTAAATACAATATGGCTTTTTACCGAGGATTTAGCACAATATCAGGCACTACTAACTTTGCCTTAACTGACTTTGACCTTGTAAAACAAGATTTGATAAATCATTTTTATATTCGCAAAGGAGAAAAATTGATGAATCCCGAATTCGGCACAGTAATTTGGGATTTAATATTTGAGCCGTTTAACGATACAACTAAGGCAGCAATAGAAGCTGACATTAAAAAAATAGTGGCCAGCGATCCAAGAATTGCAGTTAAAAGTGCAGTAATTACGCAGTTTGATATGGGAGTGCAAATAGAGTTAGATCTGATTTTTGTACAAACAAATCAGTCTGATCAACTGCTGTTAAGATTTAATCAATCCACTAATTCTATTACACGACTGTAATACCATATTTTTTTCATAATAAATACTTAAAATGGAATAGGTATGGCCACAACTTCACGACAAAGTAACCTTTTAGTCAATCAAGACTGGACTAGAGTCTACGAAAGTTTTAAAAACGCAGACTTTCAAAGCTATGATTTTCAAACATTGCGTAAGGCAATGATTGATTATCTAAGACTTTATTATCCTGAAGATTTTAATGATTACACAGAAAGCAGTGAATATATTGCACTAATAGATTTAATTGCTTTTTTAGGTCAAAATCTAGCATTTCGTAATGATCTTAATTCAAGAGAAAATTTTCTAGACACCGCAGAACGCCGTGATAGTGTACTCAAACTTGCAAAATTAGTAAGTTATAATCCTAAAAGAAATATCCCTGCAGCAGGATTTTTAAAAATAGACAGTGTTCAGACTACAGAAACACTAGTAGACAGTAATGGTATCGATCTAACTAATGTAATTGTCAAATGGAATGACAGCACTAATATAAATTGGTTTGAACAGTTCATTACAATTGTAAATTCAACATTGCCTTCTAGTCAAAATTACGGAAAACCTGGTAACAGTCAAACTATAGCTGGAATTAAAAACGACGAATATGGTATTAACATTGCCCCAGGCAATTTAGCAGTATTTCCGTTTCAGACTTTTATCGACGGAACAAGTTTTGGTTTTGAAGCAGTAGGCGCTACTAGTTTAAATCAAAGCTATATCTACGAAGTACCGCCTTCCCCTGGCAACTTGTTTAATATTTTATATAGGAACGACAATAGAGGTAATGCTAGTAATAATACAGGATTTTTTCTTTATTTTAAACAAGGACTGTTGCAATCACAACAGTTTACAATAAATGAGAAATTACCCAATAATATAATTTCAATTAATTTCGATAATATTAACAATACTGATGTATGGTTGTATCAACTTAATAATGTAGATACCATCAGTGCTTTATGGACTAGCTTGCCTAGTATTTCTGGTTATAATATTATTTATAACAATGGTAGTCCAATTACCAGCTATCAAATTAACAGTAGAGCCAGCGATCAAATTGATTTAGTTTTCGGTGACGGAACTTTTGCAGCTATGCCTTTTGGCAATTTTAGATGTTATTTCAGAACCAGTGCAGGGCTTACATATAAAATTACACCCGATGAAATGCAGTCTATACAGTTTAAAATTCCTTATGTAAGCAGAAAAGGAAGATTAGAAACTTTGACAATTATTGCTAGTTTAAAAGCTACAGTAATAACAGCCAGCGCAAGGGAAAATATTAACGATATTAAAAACAAAGCTCCTCAGCAGTATTATAGTCAAAATAGAATGATCACTGCTGAAGATTATAATACTTTTCCTTATAGTAATTTTAGTAATCTTAGTAAAGTAAAAGCAGTAAATAGAGTCAGCAGTGGCACTAGTAGATATTTAGATATATTAGATAATACCGGTAGGTACAGTAGCACTAATATTTTTTGCGACGACGGTATACTGTATAAAGAAAATGCAATTACAAATTTTGATTTTACTTGGAGCACTACCAGCGACATTAATAAAGTAATTCAAAACCAAATTTTACCAGTTATAAGAAGTAAAACTCTTTTACACTTTTATTATGAATATTTTACAAGATTCAGTTTGTCTAATCTTTTTTGGTTTAGAAGCACCACTGGATCAGGTAGCAGTACAGGATATTTTGTAAATAGCACAGGCACTGCTCAACAGATTGGTGCTAATGTAACTGGTAATAATGTCTATTTAAATCAAGACAGTATTATAATCTTTAGCCCCGGCTCTGGTAATTATTTTGATAGCAGTAACAACATTCAACCTATCCCGAGCTCAGGGATAATTCCAATAAACGGACAATCTTTTCTATATGTCACTTTGGTCAGCTTAGTAGGAAATGG